CAGTACTACCCCAAAAACAGGAGCCACGACGTCCACTGCTTCCACCTTGCCTGGTAGATACTCGATCTCGGTACCACTCGGCGCTTCAACATTCTTAATCCATAGTCTCGCCAACCTACCGGGGTCAACATGGTATTTCTGACCTAATACGGTAGCACAAGGTGGTATGTCCACGAACTCCATCGGCACAATGGACTCACCTTTTGTTATACCCATCCACTCACCTACTTCCAACAACATCCCTAAACCACCCAGTGCTGCTGGTGTACGCATTAGACATTCAACATCTTTAACACTTATACCATTACTACCCGCCAAATCCATCCTCATTAATTCGTAGTTAGTTGTACCGCACCTATTGAACAGTTGGTTCCATGATGTCGCACCTTCCCGTATCCTCTCTTCACCTTTCAACATTTCCCGTGTGACTGGATTACGCCACACGAGTGAAGAACAAGCTCGTGCTGGGTAACCGTTGATCTTCTCCCCATTCACCACTTGCCGTAAGAATTCGTCGGTATCCTCACTCATGAAGAATTTGTCTGGGTTCACATCGAAGCTAGCCCGTGTATAACCGTCCCAAACCATGATCGCAGTTGAGTAACTCGGGCAAAGTAATCTGATATCATCACCCTGCTCCACATCCAACCCCGTCACTGGCCATACACCTAACTTTTGCTTCACCCAATTCGCAACTGCATGTAACTCACCACTATTGGCTGCGGTGTCAATCAATGCCGTCCAACGCCAACCACTCAGTACACCATTTAAATACATTAAAACACGCACACCCACGTATATTATACCCTCTTTTATGTCATGCTCAATTAGATTAATTACGTGCAATAACTCCACTTTGTCACTACTTGTACATAGGTCAATGATCATGTTCCTAATTTCCACAATAACTATCAGTACCATCAGGACTGTCACCATATGATCGAATTTGGATTGGTCGATCGGCATTTTAACGATTGAAAAGTTATTTGCGTCTTGAACCATTGCTTGCCATAAACTGATTATTTGATCAGAAGAGTAGAACAGTGTTGTATGTGGATGCCTCGCCATGGCTGCTTCCAACCAATGTGACACATAAGACATCTTTAAGTACAACCCGAGGTCACCAGCAATTATTGCTCTCACCTTACCCAGCTCTCTCTTCTGAATAGCCTTATTGATCTGTGACCTTGAAGTACTTATCAGAGTCGAAACTTCATCTGGTGTCATTGCTAGCGCACTTGCCCACTTACTCTTCCTACTCTTTCTGATTGTTTGTGTTTTGTTGACCCGTACTCTTAGTCTCATACCGTCACTTGTCCCACTCCGAGCCCAATATGCGGGATCACTACTAAATTGAAGTATAGATAAAGGTACGTAATTGTCCATCCGCATAGGTGCCATATGGAAGAATCGACTCACACCATCCTTATATAAACTCATAAAATCAACACCATCACCAAAATCATGCTCTGTGATCACATTGACCCACTCTTTTACCTCAGGATAAAAAACACTTAAATCCTGCTCCGGAGTATAGTCACGTAGTAGTTGGATATCTACCAGGTTACGCCAGTAACCCGGAAACAACATATCCTGAAATTTCTTTGCCGCACCGCCAATCATCTTAAACACATTCTTCAATTCATCCTCATCATACATTTTCATTAAATCCAACTGCTGTAAAACAGATAATATACATCTCCTTATTCTTATAGGTTGACATCTATAGAACAATGAGAATACTGGGGCTACCCTGGGACCCCAGCACTCAAACATTCTTAAGGGTTGAGTGCGACACCTTCGCCTAGACTGGGAATCATCGGTTAAGGGTGCCAACTCACCTACTAGCTTGAGTTGGTGTGCTTTCTTCATGATGGCTCTGAAGGCTAAACCCGCCTGGTAAC